CGGAGGCCGGGGGGGGGTGCACTTGCATGGGCAGGGGGGTCACCCCGCCAAATCTGCAAAATTTTTTTTGTTCTCCCAGCAACTCTTGAAGCAGCAACCCGATGGCCGATGAGGACTACCTCGCCAATCCAGAACCGGAGGACATCGGTGCCTGGTGGCGCCGGCAGTTCGCGGGCGCTGCGTCTGGCTTTGCCAATCCGCTGGGAATGTCGGGTCTAGCGGCTAAGCAGGTTGCCAAGCTCGCGCCCAGCGTGATCTCGCCGGAAAAAGCGGACCTGTTTGATCGCCAGACCAGAGAGAACATGCGCCGGGCGCGTTCGGCGGCAGGCCTTGGTGCCGGGGCCCCGCTAGCTTTGGCAGGTGGTATGGGCGCTGGTGCCTACATGGGCGCGCGCTATGGCGTAGGGCTGCCGCTCTCGTATCTCTTCAGGCAGGCGCTGCCCGCGATCCCGGTTGGGATGAGCTCTGGCATGCAGGCCGGCAGCATCTGGGATGACATTGCCGGCGACACCGGGCCACCCGATGCCCAGGCGCGTTATCGGCGCGGGGGCTACTGATGGCTGACAACGTCGCCTACTTTGCCGACCGCGAATGGCGCCTCGACAACCTCTACTCGATTGTCGACGAGCGCGGCCAGGAAGTGATCTTCACCCGCAACCAAGCGCAAAGGGCGCTGTGGTCGCAGGTGCACTACTGGAACCTCGTACTGAAGGCCAGGCAGCGTGGGATTAGCACGTTCATTGCAATCCTGATGCTCGATGCTTGCCTCTTCAACTCGAACACCCACTGCGGCTTGATCGACGCGACCCTGACCGATGCCACGAAAAAACTGGACAAGGTGCGCTTTGCCTATGAGAAGCTCCCGCGCGAGATTAAATCGATCCGCAGATTGGTGAGCGACAATGCGACATCTCTGGAGTGGAGCAACGGGTCTCGCATCGACGTGGGAACCAGTCATCGCGGTGGCACGCTCCAGATACTGCATGTATCCGAGATGGGGAAAATTTCCGCCACCGCTCCCCAGCGGTCTAAGGAAATACGGACCGGGGCGTTCGGTACTGTGCACAAGGGTTCGTTGGTCTTCGTTGAAAGTACAGCCGAAGGCGCGGCCGGCGATTTCTACGACCTCGTGCAGGACGCCGATGCTGCGGCCAAAGCCGGGCGACCTCTTGCGGACCAACAGTTTCGGCTGATTTTCCTGCCCTGGTGGGAGCACGAGACCTACAACGAAGACCCTGCTGTGGTCGTGCTTTCAAAGGAGATTGAGGAGTATTTCGCCACCCTCAAGGCCAAAAACGGCATCGATCTCACGCCCGAGCAAAAGGCCTGGTACGTCACACGACAACGCGCCATTGGTCCTGATCATATGTGGCGTGAGTATCCCTCGACGGCGGAAGAGGCGTTTAAAATCTCGCTTGAGGGTGCTTACTTCCGCGCGCAGATGACCAAGATGCGCGAGGACCGGCGCCTCGGGCGCGTCACCTGCGACATCACCCGGCCCGTGCACACCTGCTGGGATATCGGCAAATCCGATAACACCGCGGTCTGGTTTTTTCAGAGCCACGGGCAGATGGTCCATTTCATCTACTACCTGGAGGATACCGGTGAAGGCGTCGCCCACTACGTCAACGAACTCCGACGCCTTGCTGATGTTAACGGATGGCACTACGGCAGACACTACGGGCCTCACGATCTGGACGCCTCCCATTGGGTATTACCAGGGCGAGAGAAAATTAAGGACGTGGCATATAACCTCGGCATCAGTTTCATCGTCGTCCCCCGCATCCAAAACAAGGCCGACGCGATTGAGGCGGCGCGCAATTGGTTAGCCATGTGCTGGATCGACGAGGCGAATTGCGCGCAAGGTGTGCGATGCCTCGACAACTACACCAAGGTCTGGGACGAGCGCCTCGGCACGTACAAGTCGGAGCCTCTGCACAATTGGGCGAGCCATGGGGCCGACGCCTACATGACCGGGGCCTGCGGGTTCATGCCCGAATTTGTCCCGCCCACCGTCGATCGCTACAAACGCCGCACCACCAGGAGCTCGGCGTGGGCAGCCTAGACCGGCGCGGCTTTCTGTCGGGGGTGTTTGGGTTCTTGGCGGCGCCCGCGATTGTGCGCGTGGCCAACATTATGCCGGTCAAGGTATTGCCGGCGCTGTTGCCGCCCGAGGTTGCGGTGGATTTGTATACGCTGGAGGCCAACGAGGCGGTGCGCCTATGGTCACGCAAACTTGCACGCGAGGCGCTGCGCAAGACGTATATACGCAACTTCATGGGCGAGGCTTGATGGGCGGCTTAATCGCGCGCGCCGTCTTCATCGTGCTGGTGGCGGCGCTGATGGTGTTTCTCATCTGGTATGAGGCACGCGGTATGGATCTGGTGGAACTGCACACGCTCGACGGCGGGCTGGTGCAGATCAATCCCAACCACATCGTTGGCTTGCGCACGCCGCAAAAGGACCGGGCGAAACGCCTCTTGAGCATGGATGTGCACTGCATTATCAATCTGGCCGACGGCAAGTTTCTCACCGTGCTGGAGCCGTGCGCGATGGTGGAAAGCAAACTACCGACGAAACGCCCATGAACGGCAAAGAAATCGCCAGCAATGTGGTCGACGGGCTGAAGAGCCAACCCCTCGCGCTGGCGCTGATCGTCGTCAACGCCATGTTTTTGCTGGGCGGGCTCTACTCGGCGAAAGTGCTGCTCAGCAACATCAGCACCGCCGAGCAACATCGCAGCGAACTGGTTAAGTCGCTGGTCGAGCGCTGCGTGCTGCACGAGAGCAAGCCCTGATCACTGCTTGGTCTCCGGTGGCCCGTGGTAGCCAACGTCGGGATCGGTGATGCCGTGAATTTGCTTCCACTCATCGATAAAGGCGTTGAGCTCGTGGGCGATCAGCGTCATGCGCTTTAAATCGCGCTCGCTCGCCTCTGCGTCAGGATCGAGCATGCTGGTGATCGAGCCAAACAGGTGTTGCGCGCCGGCAAAGAAGGCGAGGCGCAGTTGGTTGAGTTGCTCTTTCGGCACCTCGTGCACTTGGTCGCGAAAAACCATCGAGATCATGGTGACGAAGCCGAGCATGACGATCTGACCGTCATCGACGGCGCGTCCCGTGAGCTCCTGGGCTATTCTGCGGATCTCCGCGCGGCGCTCGGCGTTGGCGCGTTGTTCACGACCCATTAGAGTTGGTCCCGTTTGTAGGCGAGAAGGGCGTCAAGAAAATCGGCACCCGAGCTGTGTGCGGCCTCAAATCTGCGTCTGTCGTCGGCAGAAAGGGTTTCACGTAGCAGCACGCGCCGCGTCACGTTACGGGTAAGCCGTGTAAAGCGAATGCACTCTTCAATCATGGTCGGCGGCAGTGTTAGCGTGATCATGGGACCTCGCGCATACCGCGCCCTTTGACCTTTTTGCCGTGTTTGTAGATGAGCACGCCGAGCACCAACATCGCCAAAACGGCGAACAGCATGCCAAGAGCGGCAACGACGCCCAGGATGATCATGAGCGCATCCAGGATGCTCATTGCACGCTGTCGGCGCCGAGCACGAGATCCTGCTCGATTTCGTCGGCGAGCCGCCGCAAGGCGTTCGGCACGTTGAGGACGATGTCCTCGGCGACCGCGACGGAGAAGCCGCTGCCGAGGTTGCCGTTGAGAACGATCATGATGATGCCGTCGGCCTGGGTCTCCAGCAAGACCTCCGTGGCCACGCCACCGTATCTGCCGCCGCCGCGTGCCATCAGTGTTTGCCTCTCAGCGTTTTCTTCTCGCGAAGATCCTCCGCCACCGCCAGCGCCACGCGCACCAGGATGGCGGGCACGTCGGCCACGGTGATGAGCTCCAGGTCGCCTTGGACGGTGAAATGCACGCCGCCTTCAGTATCAATCACAAGCGCGAGCGCGGCAGGCGAATGGGTCTCAATACGCAGCATATCAACAATTTCATCGAGTCTCTTGGCGAGCTCGAAAAATGTCAGGGTCATACGCCCTCCGGGATGAATCCTTTCAGTCGTCCCGCCTCGTAGGCAATGCGGAGCTTGGTCACGGCCTCATCGCGAATGTCACAGCCGCGCTCGTCCGTGTAGGCCTCACCGCAAGCGTCACAGAATACGACCGGTACAGTCGGACAAATCGTCACTTCAACGTCTTCGCCGAGCTTGACCGGCACTTGCTCTTGACGCCAGTCGACGGAGGCGCGTTCGGCGCCGCAGACATCACATTTCATCATGATTTTGGCCTCTCGCAATGTGAGAGGCGAGAGCGACCGGGGGCAGCCACTCTCGCCCGGGCTGCGGGGCGGCCGAGGGGGATGAACGGCCGCAGCGCCTGCTTCCCTGCCTTCCGCCACAGGGGCAGACTTGTACTGTTGGCACAACCGTCATGATCCTGCAAGGGTGGGTAACACTGTATTGACAACTCAAAAGGCACGCAGAGATGACGCCGACAAAATCTAAGACGGCAGAAGCGGAGCCGACGCCGCGCGCGACACCGCCGGCCGGCGAGATGTGTTCGACCTGTCAGTACTACTTCACGGAAAACGGCAAGACGCGCTGCCGCGCCATCCCTCCGTACGTACAGATGGGCGGCGGCGGTCAACTCCTCGGGCGCGTTTGGCCTGAGGTTGGTCCCAACGATTGGTGTGGAAACTGGCAATGACCGAAATCTTCCCGCATGTGGTGGACCTTTCGCATCACAACACCGACGACGGCAGTGAGATCGATTGGGGCGCCGCCAAAAGGGATGGCATTTGGGGCGTGATCTATAAGGCGACCGAATCGGACGACTACGTCGATCCGACGTATGATGAGTCGCGACGCCAGGCCAAGGCTGTCGGTTTACTTTGGGGTGCATATCACTTCTTTCGGCCGGGCAACGTGCAGCGCCAGGTCGACCATTTTCTCGAAAATGCCATGCCTGGCCCTGATACCCTGCTGGTGCTCGATCACGAGGACGAGGGCTGTTCGGTCCAAGATGTGAAGGAGTTTTTGCGCCTGGTCGAGCAGCAGACGGGGCAGCGCCCGGCGCTTTACTCCGGCAACGTCATCAAAGAGCAGCTCGGTAATCGCATCGACTCGTATTTGGCCGGCACGCGCCTGTGGCTGGCGCAATACGGCAGTGAGGCCGAGGCGCCGGCGACCTGGCCACGCGGGCCCTGGCTGTGGCAGTTCACCGATGGCAACGTCGGGCCCTCGCCGCACTCCATCAACGGCATCGGCCGCTGCGACATCAATAGCTACGAGGGCACGCCGCAACAACTGCAGCAAACCTGGGCGCAGGCCGGCGTCGCGCCGCCGTCCCCACCCGATCCACCGACGCCGCCGCCCGACCCGGGCGTGCCGGCTTGGCTCACCGCCATGCGCTCGATCACGGGCATGACCGAGGCGCCCGGATCGGCTGACAATCCCAAAATTATCGGCATGGCACGCTATGTCGGCGACAAATGGCCAGAGCAAAAATCCTACAGTGATCAGTACACAGCCGATGCCACTGCTTGGTGCGGTGTAACCGTCGCCTACTGTGTGTCGGTGGCCGACATCAAGCCGGTGTTCGGGCCGACCGACACCGATAAGTGGATGTGGGCCGAGTCTTGGTCACGGTGGCCGAATAGCGTGCATCTCGATGAGCCGCGCCTCGGCTGCATCGTTGTGTTCCGCTGGGACAGCGGCTCGCATCATGTGACGCTGTACGAGTCGACCGAGGGCAGCAACTATAAGTGTCGCGGCGGTAATCAAAGCGATATGGTCAACGTGGCCTCATTCCCGGCCGCCAACGCGATTGCGCTGGTGTGGCCTGGCACCCAGGCACCGCCGCCACGGCCAACGCTGAAACTAAGCGCCATCGATTTGATGTGGGTGCAGGCGTCACTCAATCTGGTTGATGCTGCCGGTCTCGATGTCGACGGCGAATATGGGCCGATGACGCACGGCGCTATCACGTCTTATCAGCGCGATAACGATCTCCCCGTCACCGGCTACGCCAGCAAGGAGACGGTCGACGAGCTCATCAGTGAGGTCATGGCCTGGAACCAGGCGCGACCAGAACCAGGAGAAGCATGATGGAACTAGGCATGAACGAGCGCGAGATTCGGTTTGTGCAGGCGTCGCTGGCGCTGATCCAGCGCAGCGATCTGACAATCGATGGCGTGATGGGTGATCAGACGCAGGAGGCCATTCGCCAGTTCCAAGTCATGCATCGCGGCGGTTGGTTCAACAAAATCAAGCCGACCGGCATTGTCGACGAGAACACCATGAACGCCATGCTGGAGGAGCTTGCGGAGTGGAATAAAAACCGCAACTGGGTCCACCCAGGTTAATAGAAATGCCTGGCAATCCCGCCGTCCCCTACTGGGATCTCGACCCAACGGTGCGCTGGGGCGTTGAGGCGCTCTATCCCCCGCCCAACGCCGACGTGAGAGCGCAAGAGGCAGAGCAGGGCAAGCAGGGGCTTCAATTTCTGCGGCAGCGGTACGCGCCCACGCCCGGCTATGTGCCCGACTATTCGCGGGTGCCGATGGCGGGCCTGCGCGCACCCATGTCGCCGGCCGGCTACTTCATGGACCCGCTGCCGGAACTGCCACCGCAGCCCCGCCAGGCGCAGCCTAACCCGTTCATGCGGTTTCTGCAGCAGAATCAAGGCCGCCCGCGCGTGGGCGTCGATATCGGCGGTGCCGGCAACACCGGCCGCGAGCTCCGCCAGGGCGTGCAGCCGCGCTACTGGACGCCGCAACTGCAGTTCGACCAGCAATTCTGAGCGAGCCCGTCCAGCCTGGGCACGATCGGCGGCGCCGAGCTCGACGACGTTTGGCCTTTTGTTCCGGAGATGTTCGCAATTATGGGCATGTTCGACGGCGATATCACCACAGCGGATATCGTCGCGGGCATGGCGCCGCGCTGGCTGCAGGGCCCCTACGACCCCTACCGGTTCACCCCACCGCCGCGCCACGAGGTGCGCAACCTGCCGCCCAGGCCTAACGATCCGGTCGCGGGTCCGCTCGCCGAGCTCGGCACCGCGCCACCCATTGCGATGCTGCCGGCCGCCGGCTACGGCATGGGGGCGCTCGGGGCATCGTTGTATGACCTCCTGCGCCAAGGCGACTACGGCGAGGCGCTGGGCGAGGGCGCAGTCGGCATCGCCGGCATGGCCGGCGGACGCAAGAACATTCCCGGCGTGCGCCGCGCGCGCGATTTCCTGACGGGCGCACGCAAGGACGAGGACATCTTCCCCGGGGTCTGGAAAACGCCGCAGCAGCTCGCCGAAGATGTCAGGCCGCTGATCTCGAAAGAGGACCCCGCGCTCAGCCGGTTGTTCGGCGGCACCTCGCGCGAGGAGCTCGCCGACATTGCCGGCAAGGAGACGGGCGATATCGCCGCCAAGAGCTTCCTGGCGATGGCGAAAAACCCGCGCGGCTCGGAGACGGCGCGCGGGGTGATGACGCCGGCCAACGCCGAGCGCATGCAGGAGGCGCTCGAGTACGTGCGCCGGAATATGCCGGACCTCTGGCGCGGCATGGCAGGCTGGTACGTCTCGCGCCCGCTGCTGTCGAAGATGATCGAGGAGTCGGGCCCGGCCTCGGCCATGCCGCTCTTCCGGCGCTGGAACTTCGCCACATCACCGATGTCGGCCGGCAATCCCGTGCCGGAGGAGCTCGCGCGCGGCGGTCTGCTGAACTACCTGATGGCCAAGCACGGTCCCGAGCGAGGCGCGGAGATTTTCAAGAGGTTCGGCGGCTCCGGCGAGGAAATGACGAACATCCCCGGCGAGAACGTCACCGGCATCCCCGGCCACTCCTATCACGGCGCCCAGGTGTCGCCGGTCTTCAAGTGGCTGGGTGATCCCTACGGGCATCTCTCCGACAACCCGAAGGTCGCCTCCTACATCCGCGCCTTTGGCGTGCCGCGCGTCCCAGGCCTCGGCATGTTCGATGAGTTCAACGTCTTCGATAGCCACAAGGCGCGCCAGCTCGGGCTGCACATGACGCGCGGTGGCCTGCCCGAGAGCAAGGGACGCAAGGCCGACGCATCGATGGCCGAGGTGCAGGATCTCGGGCCCTGGCTGCGTGAAAACGTGTACGGACCACAAGGGCTGACGCCGCGCATGGGGCAACCCATCGAGTGGGCGATGTACGGGCCGCAGACCGGCGTCGATACCCCGCTCGGCGCTCCGAAGTTAGAGCTCCTCGCCAAGCACATCGTGGAGAATGTCGCGCCACGATGGGGGATCTCGCCGGAGCGCGCGCTGGCGCTGTTCATGAAGGGCAAGATCTACGATTGGAGCTCGTTCGCCGCGCCGCTCGGCGCTGCCGGCGCCCTCGGCGCCGCCGCGACGCAGCTCCCCGGCACGTACGTGGAACAATGACATGGCCGACCTGACGATGGCGGACTACATGGCGAACCTCCGCAACCGCCTCAACGCCAACCCTGCCAATCCCTATCAGTTTGCGCCGGCTCAGCCGCCGCCGGGGCCACCGCCATCGTTGTTTCAGCAATTTGTAAGGCAGGGGATACCCCTGGCAATGTCGGCGATGCCGGGCGCGAGGTTTCCATTCATGGGTGGCATGCGGGGCGGCGGCAATCTCCGCATGGGCGACTTCAGGCAAGCCACAGCACGCGATCTTGCCGGCGGTCCCAATGCAGTGATGGACATGCCCTACCCGCCGCTGGAGCGCGGCATGGAGATCCCGGGCAATCCGATGCCGCGCTACGGGCCCATGCCGATGGGCGACTACTTCCGGCCTAACCGCGCCAACACCAATCAGTCGATGTTGCTCGACCCGCCGATCCTTCCGCCGGGGTTCTAAGGACAAATGGCAGACCAAGACGACGATGGGACGGCGGAAGCCGGGCCTACGAAGGATGATGACGACGAGACCCTGCTGCGCAAATTGAAGCGTTGGGAAAAGCAGGCCAAGCAGCACTGGAGCGAATGGCGCCAGGAAGCGCGCCAGGCCTACGATTTTGTCGCGGGCAAACAATGGTCCGCCGACGATAAAGCCGCGCTCCTCGATCAGATGCGGCAGCCCGTCGTCTTCAACAGAATTGCGCCCATGGTGGATGCCGTCTCGGGCGCCGAGGTGCTGAACCGGCAAGAGGTGCGCTACAGCCCGCGCGAGCAGGGAGATGTGCAGGTCTCGGAGATCGTGACCGCCGCCGATGAGTGGGCGCGCAATCTCGCCGATACCGAGGACGAGGAGTCGGATGCCTTTGCCGATGTCATCATCTGCGGCATGGCCTGGACTGAAACCAAGATGGACTACGAGGACGATCCGGAGGGTCGCATCGTCGATGACAGGGTCGACCCGCTGGAAATGCTCTCCGACCCGCAGGCAAAGAAGCGCAACGTCGCCGATGCCCGCTTCGTCATTCGCTCGCGCTGGCGCAGCAAGAGCGATTTGAAGCCGGCGTGGCGCGCGAAAATCAAAGAGGGACCGACCGGCGGGCCCGACTACATCGATGATGAGGTTGGCACCGGGCATACGGGACCGCGCGACGACTACGAGCGCGAGGACGCCAAGGCCATCGGCTCGACCAACAAGAGCATGGTCTGGGTCCGGCACTTTCAGTGGATCGAGAAAAAGGAGGTCTACCGGATCGCCGACGAGATGACGGGCCAGGCTGTCGTTGTAGATAAGCCCAAACTCAAGGCCATCGGCGACATGATGTTGGCGCAGGGCATTAAGCCGCCGCCGTTCGTCAAGCTCCAGACCAACCGTTACCGCCAGGCGATCATTGCCGGCGATGTCATCCTGGAGCTCGATGACATCGAGTGTGAGGCTTTCACATTTAAAGCCATCACCGGCAAACGCGACCGCAACGCCAACACATTTTATGGCGTGGTCAGAGCAATGGTTGACCCGCAAATGTGGGGCAACAAATTTTTCTGCCAAATCATGCACATTTTGAATACGGCGGCGAAGGGAGGCTTACTCTACGAGGCCGGATCGTTTTCAAATCCGCGCAAGGCGCTCGAAGACTGGAGCAAACCTGATGCAGCCATCGAATTGCAGCGCGGCGCATTAAGCGGACAAAAAGCGGCGGTGCAAGAACGCCAGCCTGCGGTATTTCCCGTGGGCTTGGACAAGATGATGGAATTCGCCTTGAATAACTTGCCGCAAACCAGCGGCATTAATCCGGAAATGCTCGGCCTCGTTGAGCGCGATCAGCCCGGCGTATTGGAGGCGCAGCGCAAGAAAGCCGGATACGCGATCCTCGCGACCTTTTTTGATTCACTCAGGCGCTATCGGAAAATGAAGGGGAGGGTGAGGTTATTTTTCATTCAAAACTATATCTCGGACGGCAGACTTATTCGCATCAAGGGGAAGGACAGCACGGAGCAGTATGTGCCGCTCGTCAAGCAAGCGGATACGGCGACCTACGACGTGATTGTCGACGACGCGCCCATGAGTCCGAATCAAAAAGAGATGACCTGGCTCATGATGCAAAACATGATGCCAATGTTGGCGAAGTTGAACGTCCCGCCGGAAGTCTGGACGATCCTGATCGAGTACTCACCGCTGCCATCGAGTGTCGCGCTCAAGATCAATCAAGCCATCACGAATGCCGCGCAGCAGCCGCCACCGCCCGATCCCGACATGGTCAAGGCGCAGGCGCAGTTGCAGGGCAAGCAACTCGAATTGCAGCAGAAGGCCGAGCAGCAGCAACAGCAGGCCGTGATCGATCAACAGAAGCAGGCGGCGGAGTTCCAGCTCGAAAAAGAGAAGATGCTCAACGAGCTTGAGATCGAGAAGGCCAAGCTGCAGATCGAGGTGGAGAAGGGCCGCCAGGAGATCCTGCAGCAATCGCAGAAGCACAACATGGAGATGCAGCACGAGAGCCATAAGCTCGCGATCCAAAACCAACAGCACCAGCAAAAGCTCGCCTTCGACACGCAGCAACATCAAGAGACGCTCGCCTTCCAAGACCATCAACAGCGCAATGATCTTGCCTTCCAGGATGTGAAGAGCCAGCGCGAGACGCAGGCCAAGGCGCGTGAGAAGGGCATCGAGCTCGGCAGCGACGGCAAGCCCACCAAGAAGCGGTTTAAGGTCAACCGCGACAAGACCGGGCGCATGACCGAGATCGCCGAGCAATAAGATGGCGCTGGTCACGATCCCGCAGGGGCTCTGGTGGCCCTATCAGTTATCGGAGGGTTTAATTGGTGCTGGCGCCGTCACGACGATGAACGCGGCGACGATGAAGACCCATATGTTCGGTCGCGTCTACATCGCAGGACGCGCGACCAACAAGACGCTGAGCGCAGCCGGAGGCGGATCAATCACTTTTTGGTCTACGAGCGTCGTATTTGCGAACGGTGCCACGACGCTCGACATTGGTCTGCAGGACACAAGCGCGACTGGCAATCCGACCAGGCCGGATGGTGTATTTGATGTTAAGCGCACTCTGACCGGCGGTATCGATACGATAAACAATAATAACTTTACGACCGTTACGATGGACACCGGCAGTAAGACGCTGTCGCATGGTGATTTGGTTTCGGTTGTGTTCGACCTAACCGGACGCGGTGGCGTCGATACCGTCGCTGTAAACGTCTACGGCAATACCGGCGCGTTCGGACAAACGAACAGCAACCAGCAGCACTTTCCTGGCGCCAACTTCTTCACAGGCGGCGCCTGGTCAACATCAGGAAGCTACGTGCCGCTGATGTTGATCACGTTCGACGACGGAACGGTGGGCTATTTCGATCAGACAGCGTTTGTGGGGGCAACAAACTCAGAAGGCTATCAAGATGCAACAAACCCGGATGAACGGGGCCTGATCTTTCAGCTTCCGTTTGCGTGTCAGTTCGACGCCTTCAAGGCATACCTTTTGAGCGTGAGGTCCAATTCGAACCTTACCTTTACGCTCTATTCGGACCCGCTCGGTACGCCCACCTCGATAGGCAGCGTCACTGAGACCGGCAACCATATGAATACGGTCAATTTTGGTAATGGGTGGATTGGGCTTCCGCTAACGACGCCGGTCACGCTGACGCCGAATACAGACTACTGCGTTGCGCTCAAGGTAAATCCAGGAGACGATATCGCGCTCGGCTATTCATCGATTGCGAACGCCGCGCATCGGGCGCTCTTCCCGGCCGGCACGACGATCAAGAAGGCAACGCGCAATAACCTGACGGGTGCCTTCACCGCCGAGAGCCCGGCGCTGACAATGTACAACATGGGCGTGCGCCTCTCGGCCTTCGATATCGGTTCTGCCGGCGTCACCGATGTCAATGTCACGCACGTCAATGGTCTCCAGGTTGGTGGCAGCGGTACGGCGGGCGACCCGTGGGGTCCGTCGGGCGCGGCGCCGCCGCCGGCCACCAACGCCAACATCACGCAGGTGAAGGGCATCGCCATCACCGGCAGCGGCACGGCGGGCGATCCGTGGAGGCCTGCGTGACATGGCCGACGCATGGGGCGGGTCCTGGGGCGCCGCGTGGGGCGTGTCCTGGGGCTATTCAGCGGCAGTAGCTGGCGGCGCTGGCAGTGGTGGCACGCGCGGCCGGCGGCAGTTCCCATTCCGCAATCGCTACGATGATCCGGACCTCTTCCGGCCGCCACCGCCACCGCCCGAGGCGCCGGAAGAGCCGGTTGTAGATCAGCCCTACAGCGAGGGTGACCCGGTCAACGTGGCGCCGGCCGGGCCGACGATCATGCCATTCCGGCGCGCGCCGCCGGTCATGCCGCCGCTCTCGACAGAGGTGCCACGCCTCCCCAAGCGGCCCGCGCCACCACCGCCGCCGCCAGATCCGGCGGAACTGCCGCTCTCCGATGAGGAGGAGCGGGAGGAGGAAGAGGCGGTGATGCGCGCCCTCGGTTTCTACGACTAGAGAAGGACGATCTCGCACATGGCAGACAAAGCAACCACGGCGCCTGAGGCGCCGGGGACCGAACCCCTATTGCCGGACGATAGTAAGCAATGGGCCGACCTGGCCAAGGAGCTCGGCGAAGATGGCGAAGGCGAAGAAGGGGAGGCGGCGCCTCAAGACAAAGGCGCACGCACTGAAGCTCAGCCATCGCCTGGCGAGGGTGACCCTGAACAACCGACCGACAAACCGAAGCTCTCCTACGAGCAGCTAGAGAGCAATTACCGCAACGCGCAGGGCGCCTTCACCTATGAGCGCGAGCGAGCCCGCCGCGCCGAGGAAAGCCTGCAGGCGGTCAACAAGCTCATCGAGGATCTCAGGGCATCGCGCCGGCCGGCTGCGCCGCCACCACAGGACGAGCCGAAGATCCCGGATGTGAACGAGGACCCCATCGGTCACTTCCAGGCGCGCACCGCCATGCTGGAGCGCGCGCTGGCCGAGACGCACCGGGGCGCGGCGGCAACGCAGCAGCACTTGCAGCAACAACATCAGGAGCAGGTGTTCTGGGACCACATCCGGGCGAGTGAGAATGAGTTCCGCAAGACCTCGCCCGTGGTCGAGATCAATGGCCAGAAAATCAGCGACTACGACGCGGCCTGCGAGCATCTCAAGGCGCACCGCATGGGCGAGCTCCAGCACCTCTATCCCGACAATTCCCAGCTCGCGCAGCAGGAGGCGCACCAGCAGGGCTTCCCGAGCCCGGCGCATATGCGCGCCGCGATCCTGCAGGCCGACGCCGCCGGCATCGCGCAGCGCGCCTTCCAGCTCGGCGTGGCGCCGGCCGCGCTCTACTACGAGGCGGCGAAGACCAGGGGTTACGTCACGCCAGCCGCGCCGAAGGTCAACGGAGCCAACGGCAAGATCGAGGCCGCCAAGCGCGGCCAGCGCGCGTCGATGACGATCTCGGGCGGCGAGGGGCGCAAGACCGCCAACGACATGACGATCTCGGATCTCTCGGACCTCTGGGCCGAGGACCCCGATGAGTTCGATAAGCAGTGGGAACGAATGAAACGCGCGGGCAAGCTATAGCGGAGGGATAAATGGCTACCATTGCGCCGACCGGCCTCGGGCCAAATCTCACATCCGTCGCCAACCTGCAGACGGGCCAGACGGGCAACGCCGACAGCACCAACACGATTGATCGCGGCAGCCTTCGCGGCGCGGCGGTGTTGCAGATCAACGCGACAGCCGGCGGCACGCCGACGGTCACGGTCAACATCCTGGGCTCCATCGACGGCACCAACTTTTGGAACATCGCCTACGCCATCGTCACAGCGCCCGAGACCGTGGCGGTGGCAGCGCTGACGCTGAGCGCAACCGCTGTCACGCAGTACATCCTGCGGCGCGATCATCCCTGGCGCTATCTCAAGCTCAACATGAGCGCCAACACCAACATGACGTTGACCTCGGACCTCTATCTCACGGCCGATCCCTACGTCGCCTAACAGTTCGCCTTGCCGCCCGGCGTTAAACGGCGGCCTCGACGCTCTCCCTTGCGTCGTTAAACCGAGGGAGCCCGTCAGCCCGAGACGTTAACCGGCGCACCTAGCAACCGATTGTCTCCAACACCCCGCACGGAATTGCGGGGATCACTGAAGGTGTGCCCCAATGGCAGACACAGCATATGGCGTGAATGCCGTAGAAGCCGTGAAACTCTGGTCGCGCAAGCTGGCCAGGGAGGCTTTGCGGAAGTGCTATATCAAAAATTTCATGGGCCCTGGCTCCGACAGTCTCGTGCAGATCAAGCCCGAGACGAGTAAGGGACCAGGCGACAGGGTCCGCGTCACGCTGCGCTACCAGCTCACTGGTGCTGGTACTCAAGGCGACGGTGTGCAAGAGGGCAACGAAGAATCGTTGACCACTTTCACCGACGATTTGATCATCAACCAGCTCCGCCACGC